TTTACGGATTTGGTGTTTCGATGGAGTGTTCGCGCCGCAACTGACACAAACCCATCATCTTGTTCTATTGAGTTTAATAGCAATACAACGCAAGGATCAGCCACTTATTTAAGAGTAGATGCGGCAGGTAGCCCAGTTTCGTTAAATAGAACAAGTGTTACTGCATACGATCGATTTGCTTCAGTTGCTTCTGATTTGACTGCTAATACTTTTAGTAACGGTGAACTTTACATACCTAATTACACTTCATCTACTAACAAGCCATCAAGTATGTTCAATGTAAATGAAAACAATGCGTCAGTAGCTGCGCTTTCACCTTTAATAGCAGCAGGTTTGTTTAGTAACACTTCTACTATAAGCACTATTTTATTTAAGCAACTATCTGGAAATCTTGCAGCAGGATCATCCTTCTATCTATACGGAGTAAAAAATGCCTAATCCAACACGAATCGAAGTAAATTGCACAACAGGCGAAGTTCTTGAGATAGAACTAACCGATGAAGAAGTAGCACAACGCGAAGCAGATGCAGCAGCAGCCGAGACACAACGACAAGCAGATGAAAAGGCAGCAGCAGACAAGGCAGCAGCTCGCGCAGCCATCCTTGATCGTCTCGGACTCACAGCAGATGAAGCGGCTATCCTTCTAGGGTAATGACTCCAAAACTAAGTAGAGCAGCGATACAACTTCGTGAGCAGTTCGATGATGCCTTCAGCGATCGTGACAAAGCATCAGATGGTTGGATCGGTGATACCCGACATGGTGCTCGTAAGTCTGATCATAATCCAGATGGCCAAGGGTGGGTTCGTGCCATCGACATCGATCGTGACTTATCAGGAAAAGCCAAGCCTGACCTCATGCCCGATCTTGTTGATCAGGTTCGTGCCGCATGTAAAAAAGGATCCGAGAAGCGTATTGCTTACATTATTTTTGACGGGAAAATCTGCTCCCCTATCCTTCGGTGGAAGTGGCGCAAGTACACAGGGGCTAACAAACACAATCACCATGTGCATTTCAGCTTTAAGAAAGAAGCTGACTTACGCGGTGAATTTTATCAAATACCTATGTTAGGCGGAGAACTATGAATCTCAAGAATCCAATCGTCCTTGCAGCAGGGGCATTTCTAGCAGCATGGTCAGCAAGTAATTTCAACCTAGACTACAGAGCAGTGTTGTGGTCAGTACTATCAGGCGTGTTCGGTTATGCCTCACCTAAAAAATAATGATTGCGCAGGACATGGCGGTTCTTGCTGTTGCTGCTACGACCGTTATTGGTTCATTTATTGGCTCGGTGCGTTGGTTAGTAAAGCACTACCTTCAAGAGCTAAAGCCAAATAGTGGCTCATCTATGCGCGATCAAATAAACCTACTTGAGGCGCGTGTCGAAACTATCCTTCGCATACTAGAGAAGTGACAATTATCCTATGGCAAGAAAAGCATCTAAAGCATTAGAAGATCAAGGTTATTCCCGACTTGATGCTTATTGCATCGGGTTGCATGAGTATTGGAAATCCTTGCGTAAGGCTGGCTTTCCTGAATCTATAGCTCTGTTTATGATCACAGAGCCACAGTCATACCCTGCGTGGATCTTGCCATCTCCAGTCGATCCAGAAAGGTTCGGCGATTACGAAGATGAGGATGACGATTAAGCGAATAGTTATTTTGTCTGATCTTCAAGTTCCCTTTGAGGATGTACATGTAACACGCAACATAGCCAAATTCTTACAAACCTTCAAGCCAGATCAAACCGTCACTATTGGCGATGAGATTGATTTCCAGACTATAAGCAAGTGGTCAGAAGGTACACCTGAAGCCTACTCACAGACTCTAGGCGATGATCGTGATCGCTGTGTTGAACTACTATGGGAACTAGGCGTGACTGACTGTATTAGGTCTAATCACACTGATCGTTTGTACAACATCATTATGAAGAAGATCCCATCCTTCCTATCTTTGCCAGAGCTTCGCTTTGAAAAGTTTATGAAGTTTGATGAACTGGGCATTACCTTCCATAAAAAGCCTATGCAGCTTGCGCCTAACTGGGTAGCAGTGCATGGCGACCACACGCCTATCAAATCTCAGGGCGGTCTAAGCGCGATGGAAGCTGCTAGGCGTACCGGCACTAACATTATCTCTGGGCATACCCACAGGGCAGGGCGTACATCCTTCTCAGAAGCCATAGGAGGCCGTTTGGGGCGTGTTCTGCATGGTGTTGAGGTAGGCAACCTAATGGACTTTAAACAGGCCGCATACACCAAGGGAACGGCGAATTGGCAACAAGCTTTTGCCATCATGTATGTCAAGGGTAAGAATGTCCAAGTCGATCTAATCTACATAGAGAAGAACGGCACATTCATAGTCAATGGCAAGGTCTATGGAAGACCTCGTTAGAGACATCTTTCCTGTCCGTAAGACTATTGACGATGCAGTCGATGAGGCAGAATCGTTATCATTTCGTTATCAAATTAAACACAAATAATCGTAGGGCTGTGCAACACTAAGCCTGTCACTAGCCGAGGGCGCTAGTGCGATAGGAGCAAGATGAGCGATACATGGTTTTTCTTTATCTTTTTAGCAGTAATTCCATTTACACTAGCTTTGATTTATGAAACAGTGGCAAACAATAACTATCAGCGTGGACTGCGCGAGGGTTACCACCGAGGCAGGGCAGTTAATCGCCAAGAATTTTGGGCAGAATGAAAGCCAGTGAGATCCTACAAAGTGCAACAGACACAATCTCTGAGCGTGGCCTTTCATACGGTCACCCAGCAGATAACTTGCAACACACCGCTATGCTGCTCAGTGCATACCTACAAATGCCAATACATGACTATCAGGTGGCAGGGATCATGGTACTTGTTAAACTTGCAAGGACTAATCAATCAGCACAACACCTCGACAACTGGGTCGATCTATGCAGCTACGGCGCACTCGGTGGACAATTAGCAACAGAGGAGAATGATCTTTATGTTTAATTTAGCGGACTATGAACCAGTAGAGGTGAGACTTGAGAAATTTATTAAGGACTATCCAGATTTTCGTGTTTCAACTGAATTGGAAGTTGTGGATGCGAATCGATACATTGTTAAGGCTTATCTGTATAAAGATTCTACAGATGCGGTTGCATGGGCTACTGGCCTCGCAGAGGAAACAGTTACTAGCAGAGGTGTCAATCAGACTTCTGCACTGGAGAATTGTGAAACTTCGGCGATCGGCAGAGCGCTTGCAAATGCAGGTTATGCTCCTAAAGGAAAGCGCCCAAGCCGCGAAGAAATGACAAAGGTAGTCAAGGCTCCAGCACCTACAGTAGAAAAGGATTATTGGACTACACCATTCGGTGAGCAGCATGAGTCGATCAAGAAAGTAGATGCACCTGTCACACTAGACAAGGCTTTTGATACGGTTGCAGAGATTTTAGGTACGGCCAAAGTTGTGCCTAGCTGCAAACATGGAGACATGGAGTTCAAAGATGGTAACAAGAATGGTCGTGCATGGGGTGGGTACTTTTGCCGGCACATTGGTGTACAAGGATCAGAGCCTAAATGCCCTACTCTTTGGTATCAGCTAAGTAGTCAAGGTACATGGGAACCACAGAAAGCGAGAGCATGATGGGTTACATTGAGATACATAACGCAGATGGACTAGGTGGATGGGTTAACTTTGATGACATTCCATTCATAGAAATCATTAACTGTCAACTATGTAATGAGCCAACAGAAGCTAGAGATATTGTCGCTAACATTGTCATTAGAGATGCACAGCCTTCTGTTGGTGCGTGGCAGTGTCGCAAGTGTCATGCGGTAAATGGCTAGTCAACACAGAAAGCACAGAGGTTTCCGCACAGAGCGTGTAGTCGCACAGTACCTATCGACTGTCTGGCAAGGCGCAACTGTCGGAAGGGGTAGTGGTAAAGATATTGTCAATGTGCCATTTGATGTCGAAGTCAAAGCAAGGGTTGGATTTCAACCATTGGCGTACATGAAGCAATTAAAAGCTCGAACTCAAGTATCTGGGGATCTGGGGTTCGGTGTATTACGGCTTAATGGACAGGGAGAAGATGCTGCTGAGTATTGCGCCATCATCCGATTAGCTGATCTATTACCACTACTCCAACTTAAATACGGTCACTTAGACAAAGAACCTACAGAAGCAGACATTGACCGGTGTACTGGATGTGGGTCATACATGATAAGGAAGTGCTTAACTTGCCAGCCTACGATTACAAATGCAGCAGATGCGATCTTAATCAAGAGATCAATCATGGATGGCACAATCGACCAGTAGTTCTATGTAACTATTGCAATGAACCAATGACAAAGATATTTACGGCTAATCCAATTCACTTTAAGGGCAAAGGATGGGGCAAGGACTAACCGACACGCCGTCTGACCAGCACTTATAGTAAGGAGATTGACATGAATGGTACTCTCAAGGCTAGAGCCCGTCAGGGGCTCAGAGCGAGCCGCTCGCGGATAGCTCGCTCGGTAGCCATCGCTATTGGGATAGCTCTATTATCACCAATGGCTGTTGCTAATACAGGCTCAATAGATAGCTTCAAATACAATCCTAGAAAATACATCAATGGCACTATGCCTAAGAAAGAAGCTACTTGCTTAAAGCTACTCATTAGTAAAGAGTCAGCATGGAATCATAAAGCAGTAGGTAATCTAAGTAGTCCTACTAAGTCTTATGTATATGGATTACTACAAATAAAGAATCCAATAGCTAAAGACATGAACCCAATGCAGCAGATCCAGTTACACATGAGATACTTAGACCACAGATATGATGGCTCATCATGTAAAGCATGGTTGCACTTTAAGGATAAGGGATGGCATTAGATAAGCTAAACAGTAGGAAGTACAGAGCGCACAAAGAACGCGTGTTCAACCGTGATGGTAGAACCTGTAGATATTGTGGATCAGATGAAGAACCATTGCACATTGATCACATCATTCCTCGCAAGCGTGGTGGCACGCATGATCTAGATAACCTTCAAGTCCTATGCAAGGCTTGCAACCTACGCAAATCAAGCAAGGAAGAAGGGGTTTTTTTAGCACAGACGGCTACCCCCCCTGTCTTTTCATCCCGTATATCCCCGATGCAGTCGGAGCAACCCCAAGACAGTCCATTTAAGCTCAGACCCGATCCGATTCGATGACAGATAAACCCAAAAGGAAACTACCGCTACGAGGGGCAACCGAAGCAAGGGTTCATAGCCCACTTCTAAAGGGTGCTTCTCGCTATAAAGAAATTCTCGACATGGTTGAGCGTCTAAAGATGGACAAGCTCATGCCTTATCAGGAATGGGTCTTAAAAGACATGATGTCTGTCGATAAAAAGAATAAGTATCGAAGAAAGACTTGTCTTTTGCTCGTATCCCGTCAGAATGGTAAAAGTCACCTCGGTAGAGTCAGAGTTATCTGGGGAATGTTCTATGGAGATGAAAAGAAGGTCATTATCATGTCTGCTAACAGAGCGACCTCTCTGATGCTCTTTCGTGAGATTGCTTGGATCATAGAATCGACTCCAGAGTTAAAAGCCATGACTAAAGCTATTCGATACGCTAATGGCGGGGAACGCATAGAATTGCTTAACGGAGCCACACTCGATGTCATCTCCGATAACTCATCTTCACCTCGCGGTCGTACTGCTGACTTCTTATGGATTGATGAAATCCGAGAAATATCAGAAGACGGTTACAAAGCTGCTGTGCCAGTAACTAGAGCCAGAGCAAATGCACAGACATTTTTAACTAGCAACGCCGGAGACCATTTTAGCAATGTGCTAAATTCTCTCGTAGAGCGCGCTAAAGATTACCCGCCGGAAACTTATGGGTATTACGAATATTCTGCGCCACAGTATTGCAAGATAGATATTACTTCTGAATCCTTTTGGCGTCAGGCTGTAGCACCAAGTAATCCGGCACTTGGCTACACAATTACAAAAGAATCTATTGAAGAAGCTATTGCTACAAACCCAATTGAACAGACTCGCACGGAAAGCCTCACGCAATGGATTGACAGCTTACAATCTCCGTGGCCTCACGGAATCTTGGAAGAAACATCGGATAACACCTTAGAAATGACTGCTGGGGCTTATACTGTATTCGGTTTCGATGTCAGTCCTTCAAGGCGAAACGGATCACTAGTCGCAGGACAACTTCTGCCAGATGGAAGGATTGGCATCGGGATCTTAGAAACTTACAGCTCTCAAATGGCAATCGATGAACTTAAAATGGCAGCATCTATAAAAGCGTGGTGCGATTTGTATCATCCGAGGCTTGTCTGTTTTGATAAGTACGCAACTCAAACTATTGCTGATCGCTTGAGTCAAGCTGGAGTTATTTGCGAAGATGTATCCGGTCAGCAGTTCTATAAAGCCTGTGGCGATCTACTAGAAGGATTGGTCAATAAAAGAGTAGTTCACAATGGGATGCCAGAACTTATCCAGCAATTCAATAATTGTGCAGCTAAGGTCAACGATTCCGCGTGGCGTATCATAAAGAGGAAATCAGCAGGCGATATAAGCGCAATAATCGGCGTTGCAATGACAGTATCCAAGTTAATGCTTCCAGCACCTAAACCTCAGATTTATAGTTAGACACGCCGATGATGTTTGTCTAATTACTTGACAAATGGTATCCTTTATGTCTATGGGTATCTTCTCGCGTAAGCCTCAAATCATGGAAGCTCAAGAAGCTCCACAAATCATGTCAGATTCTTATCTGACTTATGGAAATTTTTTTCCAGTACAAGTAACACGCGCACAGGCTTTGCAAGTGCCTTCAATTAAAAGATGCCGCGATTTAATCTGTGGCACTATTGCAAGTATTCCACTTGAGTATTACAAAAAATCAACAGGCGAAATGATCACAGCTCCAAGATGGGTACATCAACCATCTAAGTCACAACCAAGATTTGAAACACTATATTTTACTTTAGATAGCCTTCTCATGCATGGGGTAAGTTACTGGCAAATTACCGAGACTTATTTAGAGGACAATCGGATAGCTAACGCTAACTGGGTTTCTAACAGTCGCGTTACATTTAACACAGATTCAACAAACAGTTTTGTAACACAGTATTTTCTAGATGGCGCCCCTTTGCCTATGTCAGGTCTAGGATCTTTAATTACTTTTCAAAAAGATGAAGGCATCTTAGCTGTAGGCGGTTCTACAATTAAAGCTGCATTAGATGCACAAAAATCTGCTTCTGTCGCTCTCGAAACGCCATCTGCGACCGGTTTCTTGAAAAATTCCGGAGCTGATCTGCCACCTTCTGAAATCTCTGGACTACTTGCAGCTTGGAAGCGCGCTCGACAAAACAATGGCACAGCATATTTAACTTCTACACTTGATTATCAAACTACAGGTTTCTCTCCTAAAGACATGGGCTACACGGATGCAATCCAGAACCTTGCTACGGAATGCGCAAGACTTTGTTCAGTTGATCCTTACTATGTAAGTGCTTCAATGAATACAAGCATGACCTACAGCAATGTAATTGATGAAAGAAAACAATTGGTAGCTTTGACATTGCAACCTTATGTTTCTGCAATTGAGTCAAGGCTCAGCATGGATGACATAAGCACTTCTGGACATTATGTCAAATTTAGTTTAGACAATACATTCTTGAGAACAGAACCATTGGAAAGATTGGCTGTTCTTGAAAAGATGCTTGCACTTGGTTTAATTACCACAGAGCAAGCAATGGAAATGGAAGACCTATCACCTAACGGGAATGGCAGCTAATGGAAACCCTATACATCGAAGCATCATCAATTGAGTGTTCAGAAGAGCGCCGCGAAATCTCAGGAAAGATTGTACCTATGGGTACTGGAGAAATCGGTAGCACAAATCTAGGACAATACACATTTGCAGCTAACTCTATTGAGATTGCTGATCCTTCAAAGATTCGTTTGTTGTCACAACATAATTTACAAAAGCCAATCGGAAAAATGATTTCATCTGAAACACGCCCAGATGGAATTTACGCTGTTTTCCGTTTAAGTCGTAGCACAGCAGGCTCAGATGCTTTGATCATGGCGCAAGAAGGATTAGTGACAGGCTTGAGTATTGGTGCAGAAATCATTGCATCAAAGCCTTCTAAAGATGGCTACACAGTTGTATCCCAAGCTAAGTTAAAAGAAGTTTCTTTAGTAACTGTTCCCGCATTTGCGTCAGCAGAAATACTAGAGATCGCAGCAGAGGAAGTTATCCCTGTTGAAGAAAATCAAACTACAGAAAGCGAGACAGCCGTGGAAGAAACCACTCCAGCAGTCGAAGCAACACCATCAGTAGAAGCTGCATCTGTCGAAGCTGCTCGCCCTACTGTTTCAGCAAGCTATTACACAACACCACGCATCAACACAGATATAACAGCAGGACAATTTGCTAAGGCACAAATCCTTGCAGCACGCGGCGATGCAGATGCACGCGATCTAATTGCAGCTCTACAGGTTGCAACAGTTGCAGAGAACACAGGAATGGTTCCACCAGTTTATCTTAAGGATATTATTGGAATCATTGACTCATCACGCCCTTTCATTGATTCAATTGAGAGAGCAGCCTTGCCTGCCTACGGCATGAAAGTGTTTACTCCAAAATTAGGAGCACAGGCAATTGTAGGATTGACAGCAGAGGGTGCAGAATATGCATCACAAGATACTGCCGTTACATTCCAAGAAGATAATGTTGTTAAGTTCGCAGGTGCCGGAATTCTCGATGAAGAATTGGTTTTGCGCTCTGACCCATCATTCCTTGACCTCTATCTCCGTGAATTGGCCGCGAGCTATGCTCAGAAGACAGATAACTATGCAGCAAAGATTGCAGCAGAAGCAGCAGCAGGATCATCATCTTCAACAATTTACAAGTCAATCGCAGCTGGTATTTCAGATGCTTACGGCGTAATGCGTGCAACACCTAACAACCTATTGGTTGCTACAACAGGTGGAGAAGATGGAATCGACTTCGCAGGATTGCTAGGCGCTGTAGATGGTTCAAACCGTCCACTATTCGCAGCAGCAGCAAGTCAGAATGCCGCTGGTCTAATCACACAGGGATCGACAAACGGCACAGTTGCAGGTCTTAACTTGGTAGTTGATGCTAACTACACAGGTGACAATGCAAATGCTAAGCACGCACTTGTCTATCCAACAAACGCAATGCGCTTCCACGAATCAGGCACACTACAGGTTCGTTCAAACATCGTTGCAAATGGTCAGCTTGAAATTGGCATCAGCGGATTTGTTTGTGTAGTTAATCGCTACCCAGCAGCTTTCCGCAAGCTAAATGTTGCATAAGTAACACACTAAGTCGCTCTGGGGAGTAGTAGCCCTCTACTCCCCAGAGTCTTTAGAAAGGAAACAGAATGGCATTAACGACCGTAAGCGAGTTACGCTCCACGCTCGGAGTTGGCACCCTGTATTCTGACGCCACTCTACAGGAAGTATGCGATGCATCAGATGCAGTCCTTCTTCCTATGCTATGGGCAAATAACAATTTTGCAGTTTTACATTCAAATGTAGGGACTGTTGGAACTTTAGTTTTTGATGTACCAGTTTCAAATGTTTATTATGTAGGTCAAACTGTTTCCATTTCAAATGCAGGTTCAAGATTCAATGGCAACAATAAAACAATTTTAAGTGTAAGCGAATACGCAATAAAAGTAACAACTACTCACACTTCTGATAACCCAAATCACCCATTTAACCCACCTGCTGTAGTCACAGCTACCACTTATGTAGATTGGACTACAGATACAGCAGTGCAACAGGCATCTTTGATGATCGCTGTTGAAATCTGGCAAGCTAGAACCGCTACCCTTTCAGGTTCTAACGCCATTGACTTCCAGCCCTCACCTTACCGAATGAGCGCACAGCTACTCGCTAAGGTTAGAGGATTAATTGCACACGCACTAGACCCTCGCTCGATGGTGGGATAATGCCAGTTGCAATCACTACCCTTAGAACTACTTTAGCAACAGCATTAGTAGATAATAATAAATACCAAGTTTTTGCTTTTCCACCTGCCACAGTTCTTGCGAACTCTGTCATTGTTTCTCCGGACGACCCGTATTTGACACCTAACAATAACCAGCACATCACAATCAGCCCTATGGCTAACTTTAAGATTATTATAACTGTTCCGCTTTTCGATAATGAGGGAAATTTGAACGGTATTGAAGATGCAGTCTGTGGCGTGTTCGCTAAGCTTGCTGCATCATCTTTGACTTATAATATAGGCGCAGTAAGCGCACCTAGTATTCTTAACGCTGCAAGTGGGGAACTACTCAGCTGTGAGATGTCCATATCAATCCTAACAAGTTGGAGCTAATATGTCAGAGCTAACATCAGAGGATCTAGCCTTCTTGAAAAAGATTGGTCAGACTCCAGCAGTACCAGCAACAAAGCCAGTAACTACAAAGAAAGATGAGGAATAATCAATGGCAATTTTCTTAAACAATAAGGTAGGTTTCAAAATCGCTACGGTTAACCTCAGCGACCATGTGACTGCTTTTTCGCTTAATCGCGTTCTAGACCAAATTCCGGTCACGGCGATGGGCGACACAGCAAATAAATTTGTAACTGGATTGTCATCAGATACAATAACTGTAACATTCTTGAACGACACTGCAACAGGATCAGTTCTTCAAACACTACAGGCAGCATTCGGATCTACAGTTGCTTTCCAAGCAATTCAAGATTCATCATCTGCTGTATCAGCAAGCAATGTTTTGTACAGTGGTACGATTTTGGTTGACAATCTTACAGACATTAACGGTGCTGTCTCTGATGAAGGAATGCTCGACATTACCTTTACTTGCAACAGCAAGACTTCATACGCTTCAACAGGTACTTGGTCATAAACTAACTAAACAAAGGGGCAAAACATGGCAAGACTAAAGATAGTTCGACAAGATGGAAGCGTACTAGAAGGCGAAATCACCCCAGCGGTGGAATACAGCTTTGAATTGTACGCAAAAAAGGGCTTTCATCAGGCTTTTCGCATTGACGAAAAACAGACGGATGTCTATTGGCTTGCTTGGGAAATTACTCGTAGGTCAGGTGAGACTGTAAAGCCATTCGGAATTGAGTTCATTGAGACATTGAAATCTGTCAGTGTCGAGGACTCAGACCCTTTAGCTTAAAGCGCGATCTCCCGTTCACCTACCTTATTGCTAGGCTAAGCATAAGGTTAGGGATCGCGCCACAACAATTATTGGAGTTAGACAGAGTAATGCTAAATGCTTTACTTAAAGGCTTACAAGACGAAGCAAAGGAGATTAAAGATGCCAGCAACAGTAAAAGGCGCCGTTGAACTCCGCAAGGCTTTAAGACAGTTCGCTCCAGACTTGGCCAAAGAAACACAGAAAGAAATCGCTGGAGTATTAAAGCCAATCACTTCAAAAGCTAGAGGATTCATTCCTTCAATTTCTCCGCTATCTGGCTGGGGTAAAGCTACTGATGGATCTTGGAATAGGCTTCAATGGTCATCTGCTGAAGCTAAAAGAGGCATTGGCTATAAAACAACTCCGTCAAAGCCTAACTCTAGAGGTTTCCGCGCTTTAGCTAGAATTGTTAATGCTTCCGCTGCTGGTTCTATTTATGAATTAGCTGGCACAAAGAATCCTCAAGGCCGAGTGCAAGCTAAAACTCGTGAGGTTGTTATTCCTACTTACCGTCAAGACACTGGCGTTGGCGAACATCGCTACACAACTAGCACTGGCAAAAACTATGGGAAAAGCAATAACCCTAATGCAGGAAAACAATTTGTTGATGCATTAAATGAAACAGGCAGAATTGTTGATGCTTATCAACGCGGTCAAGGGCAAGCTGGTCGGGCATCTCGTAAATTCAGAGGTCGTGCAATCTTTAGAGCATGGAAAGAAGATGGCGGCAAAGCTAACCTTGCTGTAATTAAAGCCATCGAAACATCTGCTGCAAAACTTAATGCCACTGCTAAGGGTAGGAGATAATTATGGCTACTGCCATTATTGACATTGCAGCGGAATTTACTGGTAAAAAAGCCTTTAAGCAAGCTGAAACAGCAACGGACAAACTTACCAAGAATGTCAAAAGATTTGCGGGCGCAGCTGGTATTGCTTTTGGTACATCGGCAATTCTTGCTTACAGTAAGGCATCCGTAAAGGCTTTTGCTCAGGATGAAGCTGCTGCATTAAGACTTAATAGAGCAGTTGAGAATCTAGGCATTGGTTTTGCCAATCCTCAAATCAATGAATATATTGCCAACCTTGAAAGATCAGCAGCAGTCGCAGATGATATTTTGCGTCCGGCCTTTCAAAATTTATTGACTACAACTGGGTCATTAACACAATCACAAAAATTACTTAATGATGCCTTAACAATTAGTCGAGCATCTGGAGTCAGTCTTGCCACAGTATCAGAGGATCTTGGTAAAGGTTATATTGGCATTACTCGCGGTTTAGCTAAATACAACAGTGGGCTTACTAGAGCCGAATTGAACACCATGTCATTCTCGGAAATTCTAGGAGTTATTCTTAACAAATCGGCTGGAGCCGCAGAAGATTATTTGACTACCACTGCCTACAAAATGGATGTTCTTGCGATAGCTACAGGTAACGCATCAGAGATCATTGGTAAAGGTTTTGTAGATGCTTTAGCTCGCGCAGGCGGTGGTACAGAAGCTACTGATGCTGCTATTTTCTTAGAGAACATGGCTACCTTATTTAACAAAATAACACTAGCAGCTGGTACTAGCGTAGGTGGTATTACTAATGTATTAAGAACATTAAAGAATCTACCTAAAAACATTTTTATGGGTTTTGCAGGTGCCCAAGCTGGGGTGAACTTATCTACACCTACAAACACTGCTCCTAAATTAACTCTTAGCGAAAAGAAACAGCAAGAAGCACTAGCAAAATTAGAGGCTAATGCAGTTAAAAGAAACAAAGAATTGCTTGCATTAAAGAAAAAACAAGTAAGCACTCAGAAGCAAATGACAGCTGACAAGCTAAAGCAAGAAGCCCTAGATAAGGCTGCATTAGCACTTGCTGAAGGTCAAAAGTTATTTGATGAAGAAGGCATCCAATTAGCTGCCGCTGCACAGGGTAAGTTGACAGATGAAGAACGCACTCGTCTAGCCCTAAAGACAGACATTTACAACCTAGAGGCAGCGATCAATGAAGGCAACCTTACTGCTGCTGCTAAATTGGCTAATAGCATGGTTCTTAATGCTCAAAAATTAGCAACACTTCGTACTGACATGATTGGCCTTAACGACATTCAGAATCCTTTTGATGCATGGCTTTTAACTATTCAAAAACTGGCTTACGAATTATCTACTTTAGCAATGGTCAAGCCTATTACTAATGCTTCTATTTTCTTTACTCCAGAGCAACAAGCAACAGCCAATTTATTGTCAGATGCTAAGGCTAAGATTGAGCGTAAGATTCAAGGTCAAAACATGGACAAGTTAGCAGAACTTCAAGCCATGAAAGACAAGATTGAACGCAAGATTGGTGTTGACAGTATTGGCACTAATGTTAATCCGGCATCTTTTGGAATGAGTGCATCTTCAAGCAGTGGCACATCTGTAGTTGTAAATGTTGCAGGATCAGTGTCAACAGAGCGCGACCTAGTTGCAGCGATTACTCAGGGTCTTTACTCACAACAGGCATCAGGTACTCCAGTTAATTACAGTACGGTGTACTAATGGCACTACCGGCAACGCCTATAGTTAAGATAAATCTAACAGGTGGAGCATCTTTTGGTGATCCATTTATCTTAAATACTTCACAGCTTGATTTTGCTATTCTTGGAGATCCAGACACAGTCATTATTGATGTATCAAATTTAGTTTCTAAAATTGACACTCGTAAAGAAAGAAACCTGTTTCAAGACAAGTATCAGGCAGGCACAGCAACAGTTCGCATCCTTGATCAAAACGGTGATTGGAATCCTCAAAATACATCTAGCCCTTATTACCCTAATTTAATACCTTTACGCTCTATTATTATTGAGGCACAGTATTCAGGCACTATCTATCCAATCTTCAAAGGTTATATTCAAGAATATCTTTACACTTATCCAAAAGATCAAGAATTAGGTTATGTCGATTTAATCTGCTCAGATGCCTTTAGATTGGTATTTAACTCAAATGTGACTACCGTCACAGGTGCTACAGCAGGACAAAGCACTGGCACTCGCGTAGATAAGATCCTCGACACTATTGGCTGGCCTTCAAGCTCTAGGTCAATTATGACGGGTGACACGCTATGTCAGGCAGATCCCGCAACAACGCGCACAGCCCTAGCAGCCATTGAAACTGTAACATTTACAGAGCAGGGAGCCTTTTACTTTGACAAGGCTGGCAACGCAGTTTTTAAGGATCGAGATTTTGTTTATACCTCATCTTCTGCGACACCAACAGTGTTTTCTAATGCCGTTGGATCTATAGACATTCCTTACGCTGGGATTACTTTTGCCTTAGATGATAAGACTATTGTAAATCAGGCTTCCGTTACACGCACAGGGGGCACAACTCAGACCGCCTCAGATATACCTTCTATCGAAAAGTTTTTTCTTCACAGTATTACGGCCAATGATATGCTCATGCAGACAGATGCCGAAGCTCTGGATCTTGCCTCTAACTTTGTGGCAAGTCGTAAAGATACAAGCATTAGAATTGAAACAATTACCCTTGACCTAGTAACTCTAGGTTATTCAGCAGGTGTTACAGCTGCACTGGACTTGGACTATTTCGATCCAATGCAAATTACAAATGTGAATGTGGCAGGTACTACCATTGTCAAGACACTTCAATGTCAAGGCATAGCCCATAGCATTACGCCTAACACATGGCGCACAACCCTCACGACTCAAGAAAATGTCTTGGATGGCTTCATCCTTGACTCGACATTATACGGTATCCTTGACACATCCGTATTGGCATACTAGGAGAACAAATGGCAGCAGGACAAGGCTTTAAGACATTCACTAGCGGTGAGGTTCTAACAGCGGCAGATGTAAATGGCTATCTAATGCAGGGCGTTGGAGTCTTTACCGATGCTGCTAATCGTGATGCCGAGATTACTTCTCCTCAAGAAGGACAATTTGCCTATCTAAAAGATACAAATGTAACTACTTATTATACAGGTTCAGCATGGGCTAACTTAGATACAACTGGTATGACAAACCCTATGACTACTACGGGCGATACAATTTACTCATCAAGTGGATCAACACCTGCTCGCTTAGGTATTGGATCTACTGGTCAAGTTCTTACCGTTGCAGCTGGTATTCCAAGCTGGGCAACACCCGCTGGAGCTAAGAATTATAGTCTGCTTAACGCTGGTGGCACCGCACTAACAGCAGCAAGCACTATTACAGTTAGTGGAATTTCTGGTATGGATTCAATTATGGTTTTAGTTAATGGTCTAAAAACTACAACGGCAAGCAATGTTATACAATTTAATTTTAACACTGATTCGGGTTCAAATTATGCGTGCATAGGTGGAAATTTTGCATATCCATCAAGTTATGCTGCTGCAAATATGTCTCGAATTGGCGCATTTAACGCGGGTGCTTATTATGTTATGCAAACATCAACAAACACAAATTCAGACGGTGATGCCGCATTGACTATTACGGGCGCAAATACTGCTGGTATAAAAATTATTCAAGGTCTAGGTGCTGCCGAAGCAAGAACAGGAAACAGTGCAGCAGCTTACATTTCACAAGGTTGGTACAAAGGCACATCTACAATTTCAAGTGTCTCGATTATTGCATCTTCAAACTTTACCGCAGGAACAATCTATGTATATGGAGCAGCGTAATATGAAAATTATTGAAAGAACACATAACATCGAAACAGGCGAAATTGTAGATATTGAGCGCGATGAAACAGCTATTGAAACAAAAGCAAGACTAGATCATGCAGAGCAAATCGCGGCAATAAAAGCAGAAGCCGAAGCAAAAGCAGCAGCTCGCGCATCCATTCTTGATCGCCTCGGACTTACAGATGAAGAAGCAACAATCCTTCTAGGGTAATGACTCCAAAACTAAGTAGAGCAGCGATACAACTTCGTGAGCAGATCGATGATGCCTACAGCGATCGTGACAAGACATCAGATGGTTGGATCGGTGATACCAGACATGGTGCTCGTAAGTCTGATCACAATCCAGATGAGCAGGGCTGGGTTCGTGCCATCGACATCGATCGTGACTTATCCGGAAAAGCCAAGCCAGATGTCATGCCCGACCTTGTTGATCAGATTCGTCTTGCCTGCAAAAAAGGATCCGAGAAGCGTATTGCTTACATTATTTTTAACGGGCAAATCTGCTCCCCTATTCTTAGGTGGAAGTGGCGCAAGTACACAGGGGCTAACAAACATACTCACCACGCGCATTTCAGCTTTAAGAAAGAAGCTGACTTACTGGGTGAGTTTTATCAAATACCTATGTTAGGCGGTCAAGCATGAATCTAAAGAACCCAATTATCCTTGCAGCTGGAGCATTTCTAGCAGCATGGTCAGCAACTAACTTTGAACTAGATCACAAAGCAATTCTGTGGTCGATACTTTCTGGCGTCTTCGGTTATGCCTCACCTAAAAGATAATGATTGCGCAGGACATGGCGGTTCTTGCTGTTGCTGCTACGACCGTTATTGGTTCGTTTATTGGATCGGTGCGTTGGTTAGTAAAGCACTACCTTCAAGAACTAAAGCCTAACTCTGGCTCATCTATGCGCGACCAGATTAACTTACTGGAAGCGCGTGTCGAAACCATATTACGCATCCTAGAGAAGTGACAATTATCTCATGGCAAGAAAAAAGGTTATAGACCTAGATACTTACTCAGCTCTTGATGCTTGGGCAATTTCCCTACAAGAGATGTACCGAGCATTACGCCGTGCAGGTTTTGATGTTGATTTAGCATTAGCAGTCATCATTGAACCTACAGCCTATCCTGCTTGGATCTTGCCATCTCCAGTCGATCCAGAAAGGTTCGGCGATTACGAAGATGAGGATGACGATTAAGCGAATAGTTATTTTGTCTGATCTTCAAGTTCCCTTTGAGGATGTTCATGTAACACGCAACATTGCTAAATTCTTACAAACCTTCAAGCCAGATCAGACAGTGACGATTGGCGATGAGATTGATTTCCAAACAATAAGCAAGTGGTCAGAAGGCACACCTCAAGCCTATGAGCAGACTCTAGGCGATGATCGTGATCGATGTGTCGAGCTTCTTTGGGAACTAGGGGTGACTGATTGCATAAGATCAAATCATACGGATCGAATTTACAATGTCATTATGAAAAAGATTCCGTCTTTCCTGTCCTTGCCGGAGCTTCGCTTTGAGAAGTTTATGAAGTTTGATGAACTTGGTATTACCTTTCATAAGAAGCCTATGCAGCTTGCCCCTAACTGGGTTGCAGTGCATGGCGATCACACGCCTATTAAATCTCAGGGGGGTCTAAGCGCAATGGAAGCGGCTAGGCGTACCGGCACTAACATCATCTCTGGACACACTCACAGAGCAGGCAGAACATCCTTCTCAGAAGCCATAGGCGGCCGTTTAGGGCGTGTTCTGCATGGTGTTGAGGTAGGTAACCTAATGGACTTCAAACAGGCCGCATACACCAAAGGAACGGCTAATTGGCAACAGGCTTTTGCCATTATGTACATCCATAACAAGAATGTCCAAGTCGATTTGATTTACATTGAAAAGAACGGCACATTCCTAGTCAACGGCAAGGTTTATGGACGACCTCGTTAGAGACATTTTTCCTGTCCGCAAGACTATTGACGATGCAGTCGATGAGGCAGAATCGTTATCATTTCGTTATCAAATTAAACACAAATAGTCGCAGGGCTGTGCAACACTAAGCCTAACACCAACAGGGCGTTGGTGCGATAGGAGTAAAAATGTCAGATACATGGTTTTTCTTTATTTTCCTTGTTGTGATTCCTTTTGCAGCAGGCATGATTTATGTGCATTTAAGTGAATCTAACTATCAGCGCGGAGTGCGCGATGGGTACCACAGAGGCCGAGCTGTCAACCGTCAAGAATTTTGGGCAGAATGAAAGCTAGTGAGATCCTTCAAACCTCAACAGACACAATCGCTGATCGTGGCCTTTCATACGGTCACCCAGCAGATAACCTGCAACACACAGCTATGCTCATCAGTGCATACTTACAAATGCCAGTACATGACTATCAGGTGGCAGGGATCATGGTACTTGTTAAACTTGCAAGAACTAACCAGAGCGCACAACACCTTGATAACTGGGTCGATCTATGCAGTTACGGCGCACTCGGTGGACAATTAGCAACAGAGGAGAACGATCTTTATGTTTAATTTAGCGGACTATGAACCAGTAGAGGTGAGACTTGAAAAATTTATTAAGGACTATCCAGATTTTCGTGTTTCAACTGAATTGGAAGTTGTGGATGCGAATCGATACATTGTTAAGGCTTATCTGTATAAAGATTCTACAGATGCGGTTGCATGGGCTACTGGCC